CTCAATAGCTGAAGCATTCGCAGGTGCAGTATTAAATGTTAAAGTTGTTCCTGCGGCGTTCAGTGTAAATGCTGTAGTAGCTGTTCCTGAAATTGTTACTGTTAAATCTGCGGCTACTCTGTAGCTAAAAGATATAGCAAAAGCTGTTGTACTAGCGTTACCTGTGTAACGTACAAAACTATTTGCCATGTGTTATTTTCCTTATTTTGGGTTGAATTCTTCTAAAAGGGGTACTTTATTGAGTTAGTATCTCAATGTAGTTTTTCCTAGCTTTTTTCTTTGCATTCTTAGAAATTGTTTTTCTAGCTTTTTGCATGTCTTTAATTTTAGGAAACTCTTTTAGTAATTGTTTTTTAGCTTTTGCTTCTGCTTTGTGAACAAACTCTAAGATAAACTTCTGTCTTTCATCTCTTCCTGCGATAGTACCATCAGATTTTTTATAAAGTCTACTCTTAGGGTCTGCAATTACTTTTTCAATTAATTGTTTAATAGTTAACTTTTGACCTTGATAAGAAAGCGTAACTTTTCCTGATAACTCTCTCCACCTATCATAGGCAGTTTGTTCTGTAGATGTATTTTTAATTGTTCTTAAATCTACACCAGATTTTCTGTCAATTTTTGAAGGTGGTCTATAATCAAAATCTCTATTTTCATAAAACTTTTGTAGCATTGGGTTCTCAGTCTTAGTCATAGCAAATGGTGAAGACCATAAACCAGACTTACCTCCTAAACCAAATAGCCAACCATTGTCTCTATCAATGACTTCGCCATACATATTACGTTTAGGCATAATACCATCTTTACCTTTGAATGGATTTAAAGCTAACAATCTGTCATTTAATGTAAATACTTCTTTTTGATAATCTTCTTCTACTCTACTGCCATATCTTAATAAACCTGACAATGGTGTCAGTTTATAAATTCCTCTAGCTAGTACAGAAGCACTTACTTTGTCAGGAGACCTTGTAGAAACAAAGTCATCACTAAAGAAAAAGTTTGCTGTTTCAATTATATTCTTCATATAAAATTTAGAGTTAAGATTTCTAAATAGAGAAGTTAAAACTCCCATAGATAACTCTGTCATATCTTTTTCTACAGCTTCAGGTATGTCTTCACTGTGTCTTAAAAATTTACCCATACTGTCAAACAAATCTGCCATAACAAAGAAAGGCATCATTACTGGGTCTGCTCTATTTAACTGAATATATCTACCATCATTTGTTTTGTAAGAATAAGGTTGCCACCCTGTAGACATTTCTCTTTCAGTATTTTCTCTGTAATTTCTCGAACCACCACCAGTTATTTTACCTGCTGATACTAAACTAAATGCTCCTGTCCATAATGCAAAACCCATAGTTGCTCTAGCGTTAGCTTCTGCCGCCGCTTCAACATTTAAGTATTTACCATCTGCACCTTTTTTTAAAGCATGTCTTGTAGATAGAACTAATCTGTTTGCTAAAGGTAGATGTTCAAAATTCCATTTAATTAAGTTAGATGGAGTATTAATAAAGTGTAACCCTAATGCTCTTGTCCATTTGTGTTTACTTGTAAAAGATAAAACCCCACCTGTAATACCACCTTCTAATTTTCCTGTTTCAGGGTTCATAGAATATGCAGATTGAGTATATGTACTTTCTCTAGCGTATTGTAATGGGTCATTAACTTGTAATTTATTTACGTCTGCTATGTTTTGACTAGGCATATCCACAGTCTCTATCGCACCACCTGAACCTGTTTTTTGATACTCAGCTTCTATTTCTTTAAATCTTACTTTAAACTCGTCATCATTGACTACACCTTTCCAAAATCCTTTACCTGTCTCACTTCTTATTTGTGAATTAATTTGAGATGTCATTCTTGCTTTGTAAGTCATAGTTTTAAGAAACTCATCACCTGCACTTAAAATTCTCATAGGAAATGTAGTTGCGTAACCTATTGGTCTAGCAACATATTTATCAAGACCTACTCCTACTACTCCCATTCTATCAGTAAGAAGTCTACTTGTAGCTTGTAACCATCTTTGTAATTGTCCTTGTCTAATGTTGTTATCAAATTTCATTTGCTTACTATCAAGAATACCTCTGCCTTCCATAAAACCTCTTTTAGCGGCTAACAGTGCATCTTTAGTGTAATAAAATTGATGGATATATGTATCAAATGCTTCTTTAGCTAAAGTGTTTGCTCTTTTTTTATCACTGACAGATAAGAAACCTGCTCTAACTAACATAGTTAAAGGTTTCCACTGCGTTTGAAACAGCCCAGACACAATGTTAATTGCGTGTGTGTCAGGAGAAGATAGCAAGTTATTGTTTATAAATTCTGATGTTAAATCCCAACCATCTACTTTTCTAGCATTCTGTAATGCCATAATAACTTGGTCTGTGTCATGTAGTTTAGCTATTGCTTTATAAAATTCTTTTGGATTTCCTGTTTTTAAAGTTGCCATTGCAGGGTCTTCAGGATTTATTTTTAACTCTGCGGCTCTAGTACCATCTTTGTTTACTTGCATAAACCTCATGGCTCTTGCAACATTTTTAGTAATTTCTTTTTGATTGATTAAAGTTTCACCTGCAATGTTTTGTCTTATGTTTAATTCTGCTAATATTTTTGCTTCTTCATCAGGAGTTATATCTAGTCTGTGTAAATCATTACCTAGCTTAACTATGTCATCACTTTGTTTAGCTAATAAATCTCCATGTGCTAATATTTCAGCATACAATAATCTATCTGCTTTTGCTCTTGATTTACCTAAAGCTAAAACTGCATCACTATCTAAACCTAAGACTTGTGCTTGTGCTATTGCGTATTTTTCAGAAACAACATCATCAACTATTTTACCTTCCCTGACCATTTGGTCTGCAAGGTTTTTTAAATGCACTCTTACTTTTTTAGGATATTTGTAGAAATTAAGCAGTTCTTCAGGTGGTTTTCCTGTTCCTATAGTTTTTCTTAAATTTATAATTTTCTCACCAATGCTGTTACCAGTCAGTTTGCTTTCAGTTGTAAGTCTTTCAACAGTCTGTTTATCAAGATTTTTATATAATGCTTTATCAGGTTTAGGTTCTGCTAAATCTTGAAATAATCTTTTACCTGTTATTTCACTTCTGCCATATTCATGTATATCTTTTAAATTTTTAACTGCTGTATTCTTACTTCCTCTCATGCCTAATTTAAAACCACCATAAGAAAATGCTCCGCCAAATACAGTTCCAAAACCAAACCCTGCACCTGTAGCTATTGCTCCTCTTGCTAAACTATATCCATCTGATACGCCTGTTTTAATTTCTGTAACTTGAAGCATAGTATCTTGGGCTGTTGCTATAACTGCACCTATTTTACCTTCTACTAATGCACCCTTCATCACAGCTTTTCCCATAGCTTCTTTCGTTGCTACTTTGGCTGTTTCTTCTAATACTTGTTTGTTAATTTCTCCTGCCACTCTACCTTTAAGGGCTTCAGTTAACCCTTTTCTGTAAGCAATTTTAGCCGCCTGACCTCCAATCCCAAATGATATTAAATTTACTGGGTCAGCAATCATTGCTCCACCATTGTCATATAACCATGAACCAAAACTTCTATTTGGGTCATTCCAAAATGATGGTAATGCGTGGTAAGTAGCTGATATGTAACCTAGCTGTGCATTTCTATCTGAACTATCAGTAAATGCGTTAGCTAAATCTTTAGTCATTGAGCCAGTGTTATTGTTTCTCCAAGACCTGTCATTGTAAAAATATTCTAATAAATCTGTATGAGACATTTCTGAAAATACGTTGTTACCTCTTGCTGTAATTTCGCTTTCACCATCTCTATGTGTGTAATAGCTTTTTAGCGTATTATAAAACTCTTCTGTTTTTATTTCTTCAAGTGCTTCTTCTTCACTTGTTACTTTTCTTAATTTGGAGATTGTTGATGATGCAGAAATTGCATCTGTTACTGTGGAAATTTTCTTTTTCTTTGTACTAAAATCTATCTTTGTAGCCATATTATCCTTCTATGTTGTAAGCACTAAATAACAATTCTTGAATTTGATTTAAGTTTGCATTGTTTTCTTCGTCTGTTCCGTCCATTAAACCTAATGAAGTTGTCATATTAATGAGAATGGTTCTGTAATTATCTTCACTCATAGCTGAGAGAATGTCTCCATTAAATTCTGAACCTAATACTTCTTGTATATATTTTTGAAATTTAGGGTCTCTTATTTGGTCAATAAATTTCTCTTGTGAAATAATCCCTTCAATTCTAGGAGCAAGTAAGAAATCTTGTTTTCCTGCTGTTTTAATATTTTCTATTATTTCATTTGTAAATTTCTGGAGTGTAACAGGCTCACCTCCTCTTTGAAATATTACAGTGTTATCTGCTTTTAACTGTTCTTGTTCTTCAAGAATTTTTTCTGCTTGTATTTGTTCTTCTTCTATAAGTTTTTCTCTTTCAACTTCTATTGAAGTAGTTGAAGGTTTGGTATAATCATCATTTGTAGCGTCTTCACTCACACCTGTCCAAGTCTTGTCTACATAATCCTGCACTTCAAGTATAAAATCTTTTCTCATTTTAGGAGTAACTTCAACACCTTCTGCTAACCATCTATCTTCTTGGTCTAAAATTTCATTATTGACATATCTTGTGACATCAGCTTTTGCTATTTCTTTAGTTCCTAATCCTTCACTATCTATTTTGTACTTCTCACTGATTATTTTTAAAATAGTGGATTTTGTATTAGTGTAGTGATGGTCTCTATCATAAATAGGTTTTATAGAACCATCAGCAATAGATTTTTCATATCTATCCCATCTTTGATTTGCTCTTCCCCACTCACTTTGAGGAATACCTTGTGCTATCATTTCTACCATCATTTCATTGTGGCTAGTAAATCCACCTTCAGCAACACTTAACATAAAATCTTGCACTCCTGAAAAATCTTGAATAATTCTGCTTTCTGGGTCTGTGTTGTAATAAGATGTAAAAGCGTTTATTGTACCAACATCACCTTTACTTGCTATTGTAATTCGTTTTAATAAATCTTGTATTTGAAGTGGAGACTTTTCTGTACCATCTTCATTCGGTGTAAAAGATTCTACCCACACTGATTGTGTAGCTTTGGCTGTGTCATAGGCTTCATCTCTTCTTACTTTTTGAGTAATAGCATCTTTCTTTGCAGTCAGTTTTGCTTTTAATTCATCTGTTTTAGTATTCTTTCGACTATTTAATGAACCTAGTTCTGTACCATCTCTGCCTTTGCCTAAATTTAAAGACATAATCTTTTCTGCTCTAGCTATTTTTTCTGGTGTATCAGCAGTTTCAATTAAAGAATTAACATCTGCTCTTAAAGCTGTCATCAATTCTTCATTAGTATAAAATTGAGTTAATTTTGAGTTGTCGCTAGTACGAAGTGTTGTACCAAAATTCTTCCATTCTTTAACATATCTTTCTTCTAAGTCTTCATTCGGTATGTTTGACAACACCGTTCTAACTTCTGAAATTTTCTTATCTCTTGAAAGTGTTGCCCTATTTAAAGCATCTTGTTCAGTTTGTTTAGCTTTCCAACCATTAAACTGTGAACCAAATCCTGCCATAAAAGAAGTATCTTGCCCATCAAAGTTAGGAATAAATTTCTTATAAAAATCGTTTAAATTAGTTTTTGTTATGTCGTATTCATCTATGTTTGCTGTAATTTCATTAATGATTTCTGCCGCTCTAACTTTACCACTGTGAAACTGTGTTGTTGCTTCAACATATTTACCAGTTAAATCTGGGTGTTTACCTGCAAGAATTTCTGATTGGATAGTTTCAAGATTTTTACCTCCTGCTTCCATTGCTTGTATTTTTTCAATAGCTTTATCTTTTTTATTATTAATTCTATTATTGTCGGCTCTGCCCACTACGCCGCTTGAATTTGCTAATGCTTTAGCTAAACCATCTGCTGAACTTCCTGACCTTACATACCCTGCGTTTCCTGAACCATAGTATTTGTTGGTTGATTGTCTGTTATATTTTATAGCCATTATTAGCCTTTCTTAGCTTTCTTATTAGTTTGTGAAGTTTGGTAGCCATCATAACCTGATGATGCTACACCAATGATTAGACCTGCTCTTGAAGGTTCTGTTGGAGATGCCAAACTATTATAAGTTTTAGATAAGTTGGCATATGCTTCTGATTTTTGGTCTGTCAGTGTTGTCATATCTTTAGAATAATCTCTATTAATGCTATTCCAATCATCATCAAATAAACCTCCAATAGATTGAACTATCTTGGTGCTATTTCCAAAACCTAGATTTAATGATTGTGCAACTTCTGCATCTCTTTCTGTTTTTGACCTTAATTCTGCTACTGCTTTTTCTTGGTCAGCATTAACTTTCTCGTTATCAATTTTTTGTAAATCGTGTAAATATCCTTTATCGGCATTTCGTCTTGTTGTCTCTTGGTCTCTTCTAATAGCTTTGTTGTCCGCTTTCTTTTGCCGATAGGAAACAACTTGTCCTGCTATTGCTAATGCCGCTTCTGGGCTACACATAATTATTTACCTCTTTCATCATTAATATAAATGGCATCTTTCCAACGCCAAAATCTCCTATTTTTTTCTTTGGTTCAAATCCTAAGAATTGTAACCATTTTAAACTTTTCCAATTTCTCTCATCTACAAAATTGTAGACATATTTATAATCTTTACTCATGTCGTTTACCCATTTAGGACACTCTTTAATAAACTGCTTAATATGTTTAAATAAATCCTCACTAGATAATAACCAAACTACTCCATACTCTTTTTCATTTGTTGGACTAGACCCAAACATTCCAATAACACCCTCAGACTGTGAACCTACAATCGTATATATTTTTGCATTGTCATGTGTAAAAGGTATTACTAATGCCTCCAATGGAGTTGAAGCATTTGAAGCCATGATTTCTTTTCTATCCCCTATTCTTATTTTAGGGGCTAACTCTAAAGCATCTTTTAATATTGCTTTGCGTACATAATTTTCTTTCATTAAATCCTTCTTGCTCTTGAGTGATAGTAACCTTCAACTTCTGCGTCTGCTATATACATAGGCAGGTGTGATGAAGATTTTATATTTAACGTAAACTCTGTGTTCCTACATTGCACTGGAACTCTTAGTGTTCCTGAAGTGATTGCAGGTCTGCCAACAACACTTGTTGCTGTACCAATAACATAACCATTCATTATACTTGTAGATGTGTCTCTATTGTTTGGAGCAACTTCTACTTTAAAGAAACCACTGTCTTCAAAATTAAAAGATATGTTTCTTATTTGGTATCTACCTGAAGTAACTGCAACTAATCCTCTACCAGTATTCTCTCTGATGTATGGTGTAGTTAATGTGTATTTACTCTCATAAGGAACACCTATAAATAATGATGTGTGATTTCCTACAAGTGTATATGTAGACCCTGAAGTATTTGTAACTTTATAGTTATTTCCATTAACTCTATCTACTGCTATTAAACCAGTCTTTGCACCATACGGTGAAGTGAATGTTGTTAAGTTTGTAGCACTTGCATAAGTACCAGTAACAGAAGCCTTTAAATCAATAAAAATTCCATGACCTATATTAGCATCTTTTAAATTTCTTAAATCTAATTTTAATAATTTTGTAGTCGTACCTTCTGAAGCTAATACATATAAATAACTTTCAAAAGACCTTACACCTATAATTTTAAGACCTGTGAATGTCCACTTAGACCAAGCATTTTGTACCTTCTCACCACCATCAAAGAAATATTTATAAATATACATTGTGTTTGAGTTAGTAGCAGAGGCAGTACCACTAAAAGGTGCTGTCTGACTATCTGCTGTATCTGAAACTAAGAATGCTAGTACATCTTCTGTAGTGTTTGATACAATTTGATAACAATTCTCTGGTATTAAATTAGATACAGACACAGAAATGTCCATACCATCATTCGTTAATGTATCATCATCAGCAAAGTATTCTCTTACTGCTGTGCCTGATGTTCTTGCTTGTGCAAAGTAAGCATACTTACCTGCTGAAATTGGTTGTACTTTATCATCATGTTCAAAGGCAGATACTTCATTAAGTATTGCAGTTGTAGGTGATATTGTATCTCCTGAACTATCTAATTTATATTGTGATGTATCAGAAAATAATAATAAACTTTCATTAAAGCCTACAGAATTTTTAAGTGTATTAACCTGTGTACCTGAAGCCGCAATATCAATAGGGTCAGTATCTAAAACCTGAGTAGATGTTGTTGCAAAGTAATTAAAGAATGAAGCATTCTCAGTTAAAATTAAATTCTCTCCTGATAAAATACCTAATCTATTTTTATAATAAGTTAAGTTGTTAACATTTTTACCAATGAACGTAGGGTTAGGATTACTGTCTGCATCTCCACAAACTCTATCAGTCCATGCTAATTCTTGAAATGTGAATGTACCATTATTGTTGTTAATCAATGCGTGAGGCATTGTTGAATTTGTTATACCTAAAGAAGTTGCAGGTGCTAAAGTTTCATTCCATACACCAGACTTACCTGTAAATTTTACATAGTAATCAGATAAGGTATCACCTTCTTCACCAGTAATTTTTAGAATTACATCTGTCTTTCCATAGAAAGGTAGTTTACTAAAATCTTGTATTTCATCTCTGATTGCATACATGGCTGTATTACCAGAACCATCTGATGTAGTTATAGTGTAAGCCACATTACCATCAGTAGGTTTTCCATAGATTACACTATCAAAACTTTCAAATGTAAAATGTGAAGTGAACCCAGAATAATTAGACAACCCTTGTGTTGTAGATACTGATGAACCGTTGTCAGTTCTTCTAACATTAAAACCAATACCGTTTGCATTACTATCCCAGTGTGTACTTGATGTACCTTTTAAAAGTATGTCTGTAATTTTATTTGTATCTCTAAATTTTGCATCAGTTGACGCATCATTACCAGTAGGCAGTTGAAAGATTACTTCCAATTCTTGTGCCATTGAAGGGTGTTTCAATGCAACTTTATATTCTCTACCGTAGTTTGTTAATTTACAAACAATTAAAAATTCTTCTACTTTAGCCGCAGACGTTGCTGTGTCTGCTGTCACTGTTTTAGAAGTGTTTGCTATAAATGTATAATCAGCAATGTTTACTAACTTAAAATGTTCTCTTGGATTTGTAGATGTTAAATAACTTGAACCACTTGCAATCGTAACTGTCTTTGCATTACCTTCTAAATCAAATACTTTAATACCACCGTTGTATAATGCGACTACATACTGGTTACTTGCGTCTCTTGCGATAGACCAAAATTTTGTTCTGTTAGAATATATGTTTGAACTATCTAATGTTGCTACATAATCTAAAGGGGGTCTTTTTGATAATCCGTCTGTAAGACCATTCTGTAAATTTACTTGGTCTTCTCCCTGATTAACTCCTCTTTGCGTAGGTGTCTGTTGAGACATACCATTAAGGAAATTGGGAATTGATTGTGATACAACACTACCCATAATTAGTAAGTCCTTCGACCTGTTCTATTGATTATAGAAAATGTGTTAGCGTCACCAGATAAGACGTTGATGTCACTCTCTTGGCTATCTGCTTGATGGAATGCCATTAATGCTTCATTCTCATCTTGACCTATTAATTGTGTAATTTCTTTATCACCTATAAATCTTGAAGCAAATCTTCTTGATGCTTTCATAGTTACATATTGTCTAGCGTATTCTGGTAAATGTTCGTACTGCTGTACTAATACTAAATCAACTGAAGCAGGTGCAGTAGTGAATACGTCTGTGTGATTTCCCATGTCATATAGGAAGCCATTTCTTATTGTGAAATTTAAATGTCTTTGGGAGTGACTTGCGTCTGCTTTGACACAGTTTGAAGGAAGGGGAACTTTGCCATCAATGTCTAATGATAGCGATTTGTAATTTGTGTGTGTATTAAAATTCCAACCTATTGATTGAATAGACATGGAAGTTTCGTTTAGAATATTTATAGCTGTACTTACATCTACTGTTGTAGTTCCTGTAATTGAGTTAACTGGTGCTTCACCAATCGTACTCAGCATTATGTTTACAGATTGTAACTCTGTAGTTGGTGTAATTTGTGTTGCCATATATCCTTTGTGTGAAATTTTTTGGAAAAATATGATGGGGGAAATAAATCCCCCACCAAATATAAGAAACGAATTACGCTTCTTTGATACCTACTGCCGCTTCTGGTCTTAGTACACCATGACCCATAGCGTATTTAGCAACCATTAACGTACCTTGTCTTCTGATTTCGTACTCACTCTCAACGGATAAATCCATTAATTTTACAGTACCAACCGCACTTGGGTGTGAAACCAATGCTACAAAGTTAGATAAGTTAACTGCTTGAGGGTCAGCCGCACTTGCCGCTCTACCTGAAGGAGCAGTTGCGTCATTCGCCGCCGCAATGTTACTTGAGATGAAATGAGGTACTGGAATTAATTCAATTCCTGCAATCTTCATTACTTTACCATCTCTAAGTCCACCATTGTTACCACCAGTAAAGTCTACGTTTACTGCGTTAGTACCATTAGCTAACTTGTAATATTCCTCTAATCTCATAAAGCATTTTCTGCCTTCTTGAGGAACATAGTTTGCGTCTAACTCTTTAGCTGAAGCAAAGATTGCATCAATCATAGCGTTAGCGGCTGTTGCGTCTGTACTGTTTGCAATGCCTGTATTAACTATGTTAGTTGTTGCGTCTCCACCTGTAATAGATGCAGATGCTAAACTAGCTTGACCAATAGTTTGCAAGATGTGTTTATCTTTTTGGAGTGCTAATGCTCTACCAATCTCAGTTGAGTAACCACTTCTAACATCATAGTGTGCTTTCGCTTCTTCGATATTAGATAGGAATACAGTTGAAGTAAGTAAATCATTTATTACGATTACTTTTTCTGCATGATTTACAGTTGAACCTGTAAGTTCATTTCCTGGTGAGTGGTAAGACGCACCGATTCTACCCATCACTGGGAACGAAGCCGACTTGCCTGAACTAATTGAACGTACCATGTCTGCACCTGCTGTTTTAGTAGCCTGTTCAAACGCAGTAATCACTTCTCCTGAAAACTGTTTTAAGAAGAGTACATCTTCTGTTCCAGTGGAGTTGACCTGCCCAAAAGTTGTTGCTGTTATGTTTGCCATAATAGTATTGTCCTTTTGTTGTTATTGTTTATTGATTAAAAACCTTAACATGGAACTTTGGGCATTCGATTGTCCACCGCAGTGGGTCAGTCGCTTGTTAGTTTTTGTTTAGGAGTTGCCTACTATAAAGTAAGCACAACTATTTTTTTATACAAGCGGTAGCCGCCACTTGTTT